TAGGCCACCTACTACATCAGGCTCACTTACATCATCATCACGAGAGAACTCTTGCATATTAAGTAATGCGTTAGAGGCATCTGTTTGGTCTTGATATAAATCGTGTCTACCCTCAACTGATAGTTGATTACCATAGAAATCAGCCTGTGGTAATACTTGACCAAAATCATCAGTTATATTATCTGCTTTAACTCGTTGGGACTTCTCGTCTGTTGCTCTCCATTTTGGTTTGTTTTCTCGCCAATCTAAATACTGCTCATTCGATAACTTCCCATCGTCAACCATATTCATAGCATCTTCTTCTGTCTCTATTGCGTGATACCAAGGTCGATTAACTGACATCTCAGGATATGAATGTGTAAATGGGTCACGACCCCAATATTTGTTTTCTATTGGGTGATATTGCTCTTTAAATGGATTGTCTTGTGTGTATTTTTCACCACTCTCATTAAACAATAGCCCACCTTCATTTTGTGGCATAGTAGCATGTGACATCTGTGAACTAACACGAGGTGATTGGTCAGAGTTAATAAGGTTCTGATAGTTCTCCATCCCTGCATTTTGTCTATGTTCAATAAGATTAGGATTGTCTTGCCAAGGGGTAGGGTTTTTCATTTCCCAATATTTGTTTTCCTGAACATCAGCTAAGAGGCCTTCTTGTGGTTGTGACGGAAACTCTGAAACCGATTTAATTGTGCCTGAGTCATCATGAGCAACAAACTCATTATCCCACCATGCTACAGGGTTAAGTAACGTGCCTTGGGTGTCTTCAGAAGGGAATCTTTCTTGTCCGGGAACATATTTTGGTGTTGGCTCTATAGCCCCACTTCGTGTTTCTGCTTCTATCAGAGCCTCTTGTAATGACTCATGAACACTTGTAGGGTTTATCACACCATTAATAACTGCCGCCTTTAATACTTCTTCATTATTAATTGTAACGCCATTGGCAAATACTGTTGGGACGTTAACCCACTGACCATCTATATTAATTGTTTGACTTCTTTCTGAAAATGCCTCGCCAGTTTGTTGGTCAGTGTATATCTCTTTGCCAAACTGTGAAGTTTGACCAGTAGCTATTGGTTGATTGTTAGATTGTGAATGTGTTTTAGGAGGTATGTTTGGATAATGTAAAGTACCGAGATACTCAGAGTATTTGTCTTGCGCCTCTTTTCTTTCCCTGTAAAGTCTCTCTTCTTCTGTCTCTACCCCTGTTGGTGGAGCGTAGGATTGTAAGTGGGGATTATTAATACCATCAATTGACTGTATATGTGGATTGTTATCTAGAGATGCTCTTCTTAGTCTTTCTCTCATCTCTTCTTCTGACTCGTAATAAATTGGCTCTCGTCTAGTTTCCCAAGTACCATCTACGTTTTGATGTTGTGTCTCATGTATTCTATATGCCATTTATACTATCCCTTTAAGGTTTCTTCGCATTGGTTTGTCCCACCCTTCATTAAACGGTCTATATCCTACAGCTAAATAGCGAAAACTATCGGCAGGGTGTGAAGACCAATCGTGCTTAGGTCGACTTCTCCAAGTCTTCCCATTCTCATCATACTCTCTTTGGTAGTTTAACAGCCCATCGAACAATTGTTCACACTTTTTCTCATCAAACCAACATCGGTCTAAGAATGACCTAACATTCTGAATACCGTCATCTACACGAAGGTTTGGAGCAATGTCTATATTCTTTATACCAAGATTATCTAATATCTCTATTCTAGACTTACCTGAGCCTAACTCTCTAACCCTGACATCGTGAGGTAGGATGTGTTGGTCATAAACATATCCCTTATCTTGAAGTACCTTGGCATAGTGGTCTAATCCTACACCTGATGATTCGTAGTAGTCTATTATTCTTACTTCTGCGCCCACAAACTGTGCAAAGGTAATCGCTGTACTATCTCCAATCCCTAAATCCCAACTCGTAACTACTCCCATACTTCTATCATATGGTACTTTCGTTAACCTTCCCTCGTCTTTAAGTTTACGAAGTTCGGTCACATAGTATGAACCGTCTGTGAATATTAGGAATCCACCACCCCAAACATGGTCGTACATGTCGGGTCTGAGCCTCTTATCGTCTAGTCGTGTTTGTTCGAGAACGTCAGGAAACCAAGGATTGTCCTTATAGTTTAGTTCAGTTATCTTAGAGTTAGAAGGTGTGTTGTTTCTAAACCTCTCATGGGTTGCTGAGTATTTACTCTCAGGATTCCAAGTAATCCACACCTCTGATTTAGCCTCTCTGACCGTAGGTATCAACTTGCGATACGCCATTTCACTCACTGATTCGGCTTCATCGACCCACGCTAATATAATTCTTGCTTTAGATTTAATAGCATCTAGTGAACGCCTAAGTCCTGAGAATGTGTAATGGATATTCCCATCTTTAGAACGAATAAACTTCTCGCCAATCTCATAATAATCATTAAGCCAATCTACTGACCTAATAGCTGTCTTTATCTCTTCAAGTGATGAGTCATCCAATGAGTTCATAAACTCTCTAGCGCAGAGTATTTGGCCTCTCTTGCCTTCCATTCCCCATCTGTAACCATAGACAGCAGTCATTAAAGCAAAGGAGCGTGTCTTACCTGAACCCCTTGACCCATAACTACCCCTAAATCGTGCTTCCCCTTCAAATATAGGTACTAACTTTGGAGGCAACTCTATCTGCGCTTTAACCTTCTTCGTCTTCTTCATGCTTTGCTACTAATTCAATATAAGTAGGTTTCATACTTCCGTCTGATGTTGTGTGGTCTATATTCTTGTACTCTCCATACTTCTTTGGAACTAACTTAGAGGCGACCCACTTCCTAGCGTCTACTCTTAATCTTGCAACTTGAAAGTCTTCTTTTGTTGCATTATCTGCAATGTCTAATATATTATCAGCCTCATATTCGGATTGGATTGACTTTGCTCGTGCGTATCTGTCAGATAACTCAGGATATTTATACAACCACCTATACCAAGTGTCGTGTGTAACTGACCAGTCTTCCTCCCTACAAATAGATATAACACTTCTACCTGACGCTATCTCTTCTAGCATCTTGTCTACTAATTCTTCTGAATATTTAGATGGTCTTGCCATTAGTGATACCTCTCGCTTGTCATTGGTGTGAAGTCTATCTCTACCTTATCAAGCATTGCTAAAACAGCATAGTGTGCCATCTCTACCGAAGAGTCTTCTGACATTAACATTAAGGCCGCAACGTACATTTCTTTGTACTGAGTGTCGTCAATATCACTCAAGTCCAAATTATTAGCCTCTATTATTTCTTCTTCTGACAAAATATCCACAATATAATTGCTCCGTAAATAAGTAGTAATACCATGAACGTGTTTTGCAACCAAATCATTTCTTTCACTACTTATACCCCATCGCTTTATCGTATAAATCTTCAGGTCTTGGTAACGTTATATTCTGCTCTGCCATCAACATATCTATTTGGTCTAAATATTCTTTAAATTCTGCCACCTTTAACTCTGTAGACGACCTTAGTTCTGTTATCTCTTTACCCTTCCTTGTTGTGAAGGTCTTATAACCTAAGAATAGGTCTTTAAATATTACAGCGATTTCGTCCTTATTGTACCCTATGTTTTCACTTGCAACATCTATCCACATCCAATAAAGTCTGTTTTGCGCCTCTGAGCGAGTTGTTATAGGTTTTTCGATATAGATTACAGCCTTATTTATTTCAGGATAAGTTAAGAAGAAGTCCTGAACTAATGTTTTAAATATCTTTTCTTTTGGCTTGTCCCTTTCAATTACTCTTTGTCTTTGTACTCTCATTTATTTTAGCTTTTATCCTTTTATTAATTTTAAAAAGTAACGCACAAATTTTGAGTTTTTCACAAGGTATGTCAACATATTTACGATAACCTCCGAACAGTTTTCTTACTAAACTTACTCCCATTTAATTAACCCCTCCTCTATTAGAATTTGTTGAGTCCTTTGCATCGCAACCAAGTGTGTTAGTAGGATGTATTGTTTATCATAATCTGTTAGTTTACGACCATCAATAATATCGTGACAATTATGACAGGCGTACGCTCCGAATATATCAGCCTTCTTAGAACCTATCCCACCACCATTCAAATGTGCGAATACAACTGTCTCGTTGTTAGCCCCTCCATTACATCCCTCAAGACGTACTGTACAGTTTTTTCCCTTCGCTGATTTAGTAATCCAACTACTCATTTTATATCGTGATATTCCAATCTATTAGGGCTTCTATAACATCGGCCACTGAATAAACAACTTTAACACTACCACCATTATTCTCGATGTGTTCTATCATTGTTTTCTGTTGCTTGGATAGGTATCCTTTAGGAGTATCTGTCGTTGGTTTTTTAACTTCTAAGCCATAGTAAAAACCGTCATGAATAAGTGTAATATCAGGCACTCCTGATTTAACCCCTTCTGACTTTAATTTAGACGCAACCTTTACATTGCGTTGGCCACCATTAGGAACAGCCCACCAACACAAGTTACGAGCATCAAGGTACTCTTTGATAGACATTTGAACCTCATGCTCTACTTGGTTCATTTCAACCTTTTTTTATATGGTTTTGGTTGTCTTGTTAGGTTCGGTGATTTAACGTGTCCTAAATAATTAGAAAGACCATAAATCATCCAGTGTATATACGGTTGGTCTTGTTCTATTCTATAATGAAGAGCCTGTCTAGTTATGCCGAAATATCGAGAGGCCTCTGCTTTAGTCAAGCCTAATCTTTCTATTTCATGCGAAATGTCATGATAATATATTGTTTTACTCATGCACTGAATTATACCTATTCGTTGTTTTTTGTGTAAAGGTATTTTAACTAAATACCTAGCGTGTACTTTATTCTAGTCACGTCCCACCCATCCTCTTGCATCCATTTTTTAATATGGTACTTAGTGGCACTCGGTGTTTTTTGTTTACAAAACATTGTTCTGAGAAAGTTTAATTTTTTTCTCGTGGTCTCGCATGAACTCCACTGTCCTGCATAGTCTACTTGTGTGGTTGTTAATTTTTTAGGTGTTGGATGTAGGGCTATTTCGACTTTGCGAATCTCAGCTAGTATTTCAGGAATTGTAGGTGGATGCACTCTACCTTCCTCAGAAATTCTATTGAGAGCCTCGTACCAACCAAGACATGCTATATCACTTATACTTTTCAACTGTTCAGCCAGAAAATTAATTGCATCTACTTTGTCAACTTCTTTATTGGTAGCATATTTATATTCCATCTCCATACGTGAAAATATCAGCGTGGCTATTTCAATTCTATCTACTTCTTTTATTTCTGTGTACATTTAACCCCCTAGTTGTTTAAGTTCTTGCATAGACAGGTGTTGTCTTTGATTTGCGTTTACTTGTTTCTTTATTGCGTTGAATGACGTTACCTTGCCAGTTGGCACTTTAACCCATCCCTCTCTTACATAGTACCTCATCCCCGAATCTAAGTCTTTCAAAGGCTTCTGTCTATTCTTTGCCTTGTCCTTGAATGTATCTACCAATGTGGTTAATTGTTTATCAGTTATATTAGGATACTTCTCATTGATTACTTTCAAAGTAGTTTCATTTGGAGAAAACCCCCCTATATATATATTATCTTTATTACTATTTAAATCTTTATTACTAATACGTACGGATTTTCCCTTGTTGGGCTTTTCCGTATTTGGCTTGTTCGGAATAGCCGTATTTGGTGTAGCGCTAGGGTTTTCCTCATCAATATAACCTATAAAGTATTCACCCGAACCATTTGTGGCCTTTCTATAATCAACCCATCCACTTACCCGTAGTTCTTTCAATGTTGAAGATATTCCGTCCACCCCCTCTTTAAGTTGAGATGCCATTGACCTAATAGTAAAGTTCCAACTGTCAGGCTTAGAGTACATAAATGCGTAAAGACCTTTTGCTTTTAATGATAATGATTTATCGTTTATTATCCGATTAGATACCTGTGTGTAAGAGGGACTAATCCTAGTTATTTTGTTTTTCATTGTGACCTCGTTTGATTAAATTATTCAACTCCCTTCTTTAGATTGGGTGGGGTAATTACCTCCCCACCCTGAATAACCTAAAGGAGGTTAGACCAATTATAAACTCTTTTTTAAATAATTATTAAACTATTTTTAAAATTAAATGTAAAAATGGCTTTACATCTGTTATAATTAACTCACTTTAAACAAAACGGAGAAATAAAATGAACAATGAAGAATACCTTGAAGTGAGAAGACAAGAGATTAAACTTGAGGAATACAATAAAAAGGTAATTACAAAAATGATTAAGGAGGCTAGTGAAGTTTATGCCTTCACCTTAACAAGTAATCACGATGGCTCTTACCTTAGAGTTTACAAGAATGACCTCCTAGCAGAACTTAAAAAACATGTTGATGCTTTTGACCATGTCAAGTTTAATTTTAACGAAACCACTCACATTTTATATATAAACTAATTTAATTGGGGAGGGCAACCTCCCCACAACGGAGAGAAAAAATGAGTACAGAAACTGAAACTAAAGAATACTTTGCAGAATCTGAAGATTACCAAGATTATTATGATTCTTATAAAGACGAACAAGCACTTAAATTCTGGGCAGAGGCCTACGATTTAGCAATGAAGTTTGAGCATTGCATAGACGATGAAACCTCACGATTACACATTAATGATTCATACGAAGTTGCAGAAGGCATCAAAAGAATATTATCATTATCTGCATGGGATTACACAATTGAAGTTAAAGGCAAGTATCAAACGTATGAAATGGTGCTTAAATATGATTTTATAGAAGAAGCTAAAGAGTTATTATACGAAACTCTTGGCTTAACTATTTAAAGGAGAATAACGTGATAATAAAAAATGAATATTTTGATGAAATAAACGAATCTCAAAACGAGGACTATGGACAGTTTGAGGTGTATTGCCAAGCCAACCCACAACCGAAGGTAGAAAGAACGTTAGAAAGTGCCTTAGCCTTCGCCTCAGAGTATATGAAGACCGAGAGGTTTGCCAAAGAATGGAAGACATTTAAAACAACAGGAGAGTTCTAATGCTACAAGAATATAACAATCAAAAGGAACGTGTAATACATTATCTAAATAACTACACCTCTATTGACCCTTTAGAGTCGTGGAATGAGTTAGGGATTTACAGACTTAGTGCTTGTATCCATACATTGAGACAAGAGGGTTACAAGATAATAACTAAACACAAAGATGTGACGAATAGGTTTGGTGAAAAATGTAATGTTGCTGAGTATCATTTATCTGCAAATATTGAGGCTCAAAACAAGATTGATTTTGACTAATGGAAACACTATTTGAAATTCTTTTTATAAGCACCATGCTCTTCTGGGCATGGTTGATATTAATACTATTGGGAGATTAAAGATGAATACTTTTAAAACACTGAACAAAATAAATGTAAACGAAAATACAGAATCTATCACAACTTCTAAAGGAGTTAAACTTACATACCTTAGTTGGGCATGGGCGTGGACTGAACTGAAAAAAGCCTACCCTGATGCAACCTCATGTGTGTATGAGAACGCAGATGGGTGGAACTATCATACAGATGGGCGAACTGCTTGGGTCAAGACAGGGGTAACAATAGATGGCCTAGAACATATTGAGTATTTGCCTGTATTAGATTACAGAAACCAAGCAATACCTCTCGATAAACTTACATCTATGCAGGTAAACACATCTATTCAGCGTTCAACAACTAAGGCAATTGCTAGACATGGCCTTGGACTTTATATTTATGCAGGCGAAGATTTGCCCGACATTCCTGTTTGGAAAGATGGGGAACGTGATACTTATGAGGCTGAAATTAAAAAAAGTATTGTAGGGAAAAAAGGCGAAACCGATTACGAGAATGTCAAACAGTTATGGAGAGAGTTAACTAAAAGACAAGTGACTGATATTTGGAAAGAATTTGATAATCATGAACACATTATAATTAAAGACGCTTGTCGAGATTTTGATACTAAAGAGAAAAAATAAAGAATTGTGTGCGTTGTGGCTAACGGTTCGCAATCGGGGTCTTGGGTCTTATTCAGCCCTTCTCTCACCTCGTTAATTAAAGAAGAAAAGTCACCGAGTGGTTGCCGTAAGCAACTCTTAATTTAATAATAATAATAGGAGCAAGAAAATGCGTGGAATAAACAAAGTAATATTAGTAGGCAACATCGGCCAAAAACCCGAAATTAAATATGGTAGTAATGGTAAGGCTGTTTGTAACCTATCAGTAGCAACCTCTGAGTCATGGAAAGATAAAAATACAGGCCAAAAACAAGAAAAAACTGAATGGCATAAGGTTTGTCTTTTTGAAAAACTTGCTGAAATAGCTGGGCAGTACCTTGATAAAGGCTCAAAGGTCTATATTGAAGGAAAGATGCAGACTCGCAAGTGGACAGACTCTAATGGGGTAGAAAAGTACACAACAGAGGTAGTTGTTAGTGGATTTAATGGCACACTACAGATGCTTGATAAGCGTGATGCAAACACAGGAATTGCACAACCTACAGCGCAAAATACACCTCAACCGTTTGATGATGATATACCATTTTAGAAATAAAGTGTAAAAATAACTTTACATTCTCTGTTTTGGTGTTATAATTAACTCACTTTAAACAAAACGGAGAAATAAAATGAAAAAACTGACTAAAAAACAAGCACAAATTATCTCTTATATAAACAGCACTATCGAAACAAAATTAGAAGTCCTTAGCGATTATAACGAAGAAAATAATTCTGACATGGTTAAACATTGTCAAGACGCATTGTCTGAGCAATTACTTGGTATGTCTGATTACATCTTAACT